TTGGCTTTTCTTAATTCGGCCAATTTAATCATTTTCTTCCTGCTTTCCTCTTCTTTCCAAAGCTCTACTAGGTTAAGGATGCTGGCCGTAGCAGTCCGGGCCTTACCTTCCTTCTCGCTCCTCTTAACCTTAAGGGCTTCATTTAATTTGGTTTGTCTAATTACTGATTGGTTGTATTCAGTCTGGGCTGTACTAACAGCATCCACCCATGCCATGGCTATTTTCTGGTCTGACTCGGCATTTCTATCAATAATTCCGCTCAGCATTTCAATACGTTTTTGAATGTTGGATGAAATAACAATTTCACAACAAAGCAGAATGTATTGATCTACTTCTTCTTCGGTTAAATCATGCTTATCATGACAATATCTGACAAAGCTGCTTTCAAATAAGTCCCGATCATTGGTTTTGCTATAAGTATTTATCTGATGAATGAACCTAAACGTATTTAGATAGCCAAGGAGCGCGGCCACATCTTTCTTTTGTTTGCCTGTCAGGGTTTCCTTCTTTAGTTCAATATTTACATATTTATTTATCCTATAGATAACCCCTTCAATTTTTTTGGGTGGATTATATAGGGAACTAACTATATCCTCGCTATCTTCGTAAGATTCTTCAGGCTCTAAAGTCTTTACAAATTCTAATACCGTTCTTGCCTCTTGGCTTAGGTTATTTATTTTGCTATTATTGAATATTATTTGGGCCATTTCCTGAGCCCGCATGGTTTTGTAATTATTCTTGATGAATTCCTGATTTTCTGGAGTAAGGTCTATAAGCCCCTTGCGCGTGCCTGTTGTTTTAGCCTTTAAGTTATTCTCGGCTAATTTCTTTTTAATTAATTTTCCTTCATTTGATCTACCATCCAAGCCGGGTTTATTGAATACAGCTTGAGTTAACTCGCCAATAGAAGGGGGATTGTCCAGTCGGGAATTCCATAGTTTTTTTACAATTTCCCACTGTTCTGGAGTCAGCTCAAAATCTGAATTGGGTTCTATTGGGTTTTCTTCATTCATATACCGAACTCAACTTCGCCTTTTTTAAGTATCTTTTTTACTTTAACGATGATTATTTTCTTTACGTTACAAACCCTTTTGTAACCCGGAGCCCGGCCTTTCTCATTTGTTTTATAACCCATCAACACAGCGGTTTCTTCCTCAGTTTTGTTTTCTATGTAGAGATGATAGTATACCTTCCATTCTAAAGGCTTTAAAACCTCTTTCATTTTAGAATGTAAAATTTCAGAAGCTTTTTCTATATCAAAGAAGTCATCAGATTTATTGTGTACCTCTTGGGTATGTAGTTCTAGGCTAACTGGTAATTTGGTATCGTGGGCGCTTTTCTTATTCTTTTCCCAGTTGGCATAAAGCGGGCAATCATTACATTGTTTTATATATATCCTGCAATCGTTAGACCCTTCAGAAGCCGCGCAATTTAAGCAGGGGCGGCTATGGTTTAAGTAAATATTCCTCATCAAATTCTTCATTTGATTGGAAATAATTGTGTTGATCCAAGGGCATAAAGGCTTTTCGGGTTTATAGAGGTGCCATTTTTTATATATATGAAGTCTAATGATTTGGGCTACATCATCAAAATCCATCCAAGCAATAGCAGTAAGATTCCATCTGTGTCGGCGCTTATTAATTTCATTATTAATTATATCAATAGAGCCCTCGAAAGTAAGTGCTGGGGTAGACATTATTTGGGTCTAAGAGTGCCAGCCTGTTTTTTGAAGTCTTCCCAGAATTGCTTTTTACTTGGTGGTTTAGGTAGGTTACGTTTTGCTGGGGCTTCAGAGGGTGTTGGGCCAGCACTAGCAAGAATATCTTCCAGCTTTTCTCCTCTAGGTTTAGTAACTTCAACTTCGACCCCTAGTTTGTTAGAGTCCAATTCACTTACATCAACCGTATTTGAGGTTTGCCGGTCGTCATCTTCATCCTCGTATTCGTCGTCGTCAGGAGGTGGGGCTTTAGCTATAATTTTCTTGGGTTTAGAAGGATTTGTGGCCGCATTAGCCGTAATTACAAATGATTGTCCGCACTCTCCACAAAACTTGGGTTTAATAGCTGAAAATTCTGTTGGTTGAGAGCAACTCATGCAATAGATTTTATTCATAAAATTAAATAATTTGATTCTGATATAGCTTGAAATATGTTGAGTTTTTAGAATATATTGAATTAAATAACATCTCTAAGTTTTCATTTACATACTCGGAAACCCTCTCTGGAAAATTTAATTTACATTTGTCTTTGTATAGGAAATAAATAATTTTATCATAAATTAAAGCACATTCATCTTCTGTTTTGAATGGACCCAAAAACATTATTTTACCACAGGGTAATGTAATCCTAGAACAAAAAGTATCTTTGCTTTTATAATATTTAACATTCTTATATTTTGGCTTACGTTTTCTTCTAGACACAAACCATTCGTAAAATGTAGTTAAATCTTTTTCTAAATAATTTTGCCTTTTTTCTGGATAATTTAATTCGGCAAATTCTTTATAAAGAAACAAAGCCATTTTATCATAAGCCTCCATAGCCTCTTCTTTTACCGCGAAACATTTATAGTATCGGATGTTGTCTTTTGATATGCTACACCCCCAAGGATTTTTGCGCGGAGATTTACTTAGACGAACCCCCCTTTCGTTTTCTAAAGAGGTTTTTTCCTTTTTTCTATGGCAGTTTATAGATATTTTACTTCTGGTTTCTGGAGATAAATATTCACAAGGAGACCCTCCGAACGATTCAATTTTTAGATTATATCCTAATTTTCTATCGAAAGATTTATAAAGATTAATAAAATAAATCTCTTTTTCCTTCAATTCTTCGAAGCCTTTGCATTTGAAAATCTCTTCGATTTTGAAATTTTCTGGACCATATTTTTTCAAAGCCCGCCCTATATAACTCATCTCACGATCTGATGGATACTTAGAATGAGATACGTGGTTAGACCATCGTTTTTTTAATGAATGAACGGTTCTACCAATGTAAACTTTTCCATTAACTAAATTGGTTATTTTATATATGACCATGTATTACATATATATTATACAGTAATTTAGGCCCTACTTACTAAACTTTTTGAAAGATTATACACTGATTTTAAGGCTTTTGAACTTTTTAACTAGAAATTTAACCAGTTCAGACCTCAAAATATCATCGTCAGTAAACTCAAATGTTTGGATGCCATGCGCCTTACTGTCTTCATCAGATAAGCTTTCCCAAACCTTTTCAAACCCGCCTGATTTACAAGGAGTTAGGTCTGTTTGAGATGGATCGGCCAGCAATATACACTTACTAAACTTACCTATCCTAGTCAGAATGGTAATTATTTCCTTAAGGGAGGAGTTTTGCATTTCGTCGGCCAAAATGAACTTGGCATTCCAGCTCATTCCTCTAGCATAATTAGGTGGGTAAACAGAGATTCTATTCTCAGCTTCCAGTCTTTGGATTTCTGGTTTAGTAAGTAATTCTTCCAGTTTATCTATGAAGGGGAGATTGTAAAAGTGCAATTTATCTTCGACTGAGCCGGGCAGATAGCCGATTTTTGACTCGGAGCTTTCTACAGCCGACCTTATATAAAGAATATCAGAGATTCGTTTCTCACTAAGAAGACGAAGGCCACAAAAGACACTTACTAAGGTTTTGGAACTACCAGCCGGGCCTTTAATTAGAACGGCTTTGGTGTCTTTATTTAGTATTATCTCTATTAGCTCTTTTTGCTTTTCCGTCCATGGAAACTCTTTAATTACTAAGTTGTTTTTTAACTTATCCCGCTGGTGGATAACCGGAGAGGAATCTTTTTTCTTTGCCATTGGCTGCCGTTAGACCGGCTTGTCTTTATCTCGATAAGCTTTTACCCTGTCAGGATTCTTTTGCTGCCATTCTCTGACTTTAGCTTTAATATGATCTTTTTTGAGGGCATATCGGGCTTTGGCCCGCGCATCATCACAAGGAATGCAGGTATATTTCAGTCCATCTTTATTTTTAGTTTGTTTTCGAAAGTGGGCAACCGGCTTGGATTCCCCGCAGGTCGTGCAAACTTTGGTGGCGTCCATACTTAATACCTAATAAAGTGGCGAGTCAGCGAGCCAAGTCTCTGCCAATCATGCTCAGATAAAACAGGATTAAAAAACACAGGGAAAAGTTGGGCCAGTTCGTAAGTGGTAATATCTGGCTGGGGGGCATACTCCCATTTTACCGGCCTGTTAAATTCAACAACCTGCCGCCCAATTGAATCCTGAAGGTCTACGCTATTCTCTGTCATATATTAATTATACAGAGAAAATTGTTAAGTTTACTAAACTATTTTTGAAAGAGCGCGGCTAGAGCTTCCAAGGCTTCATCTACATCTGTAAACATTTCAACTGCAAAGCCAAGATCATAAATATATACCTTACCATCGGTATCAAACTCAATAGCTACATTTTCATTTTTAAAAGAAATTAGCAGCTTATCATTATCAACATCAAAACTATAATGATAGCCCTCCGGGGCCAGTTTATCTAGTTTCTGTGCGGCATAAACAAAAGAAGGGAAAGAACTTAATTTAGACATACCTCTATATTATACTCTATAATGAGTTACTTATAAATATATAAATTATTGAAACTTTATTCCTTATGGATTCAGCCCCCCATTTGGATTCTAGAGATACTTAATATAGATAAGTATTGGTATAATAGATTATTGAAACTTTATCTCTTAAATATGAGTGGGTGTTTATATAGATAGAGTAGGATATTAATGCAATACTATTGTAATGGATTATTGAAACTTTAATCTATAGATTCCTAGTAGGAGTATAGAATATATATCAATGGTTTATATAAATAGATACTTATTGAAACTTTTACCTTTAAACCACTGGGGCCGAGATTTCTAAGCCCCTCCGGGCCGTTTCGCCACCCGGCAAATTTTGCCTATTTCCAAAAATAGGGGGGAGGGAGGGGAGGGAATGGCCCCTAGCCGAATGCTAGAGGCCGAAAAGCGCTAGTTAGGCCTAGCGCGAGGGGTATTTAGTCCGAATCGTCAACTAGTAGGGTTTCTCCGCTGGCCATTCGTGCTTCTGTAATGGCTTCGCGGGCATAAAGGCGAAACCAAAAGAGCCTTTCCCCAATTGCACCTAGATCAGTTTCCTTTAAGGTATCCTGCAAGGTGAAATCCCTAAGGTATTCACTATAGAAAGGCACTAAGGGCGCTATCTCATTCAACGCGCTAGTGATAACCTGCCGCGCCTGCTCTACTGTGCTGCAATGGCGCGTGTTTAGCTCGCTAAGCCATCCTAGAGCCTTCACAACGTCGCCTAGGGTATACGCTGGGGTATGCTCAGCGTAAATCTCCTCAGGCGCTATGCGTGCAAGGTCCCGTAGGTCCGACTCGCTAGGTATGTTAGAAAAATCATTCATGGGTAGAGATTAAACGGTAGCTTGTTTAGTGTCAATCACTTTGCAGCGTGTTATGTAGGTTTGTTTTTGCCCCTTGTACTCACTGTGCTCCTTAACTGAGTAGTCTAGGGTTATTTCCTTCCCCTGCTCTACCTGCAAGGCCGAGCCAGTAGCCCAAACGGCTGTATTACCTTCCTTAGTTGTGAACCGATGAAACCAGACTACCCCGTACACACTATCGGTTGAGCCAGACCCCATATAGGTAAAGGCCTGCCCCTTGTACCGCTTTTTAATCTCCCCAAAATGCTCCCCTGTTGGCCGTTTGGCGCGTTCTAGCTCGCGCTCAGTCTCTCTCTGATAGTATGCGATAATATAAGCCGCAATGCCCGTTGTACGCAATTCTATGCCCTCGCACTTGGCGGCCACGAGACTATTGTGCTCAAAATCGCTTAGCTCCTCTTTATCGGACAAGCGAGTTACAACGTATTCGCGAGCGGTAGCAGCTAACTCCTTAGCCTTCTCGCTAGGCACAATCACGTTGGTTTTAGACGGTCTGGGGAACATGCTCTCTAGGGCGGAATCCGCCGTTGACGTGCATAGCTTCTCGGATGCTTGCTTGCGCGAGACAAAGCCGAATTGCAAAACTAACTCGGCAACGTAGTTGAGAAAGATTTCAACGCTGATTAAACGAGGTTGCCTAGAACCTCCTCCGTATTCACAGTCTGAATCCTCCTCCTCACTCCCCGCGCATGTCTCAGAAAGGGAAAACATCAGTTCTGCCCACTTGGCTAGAGACTCGGGGTTAGCATGCCCCAAAAAATCTTTGATGCATTGCCTTCCGACTTGCTTCTGCTCGCCTGAATCGTGAACCACTATAAAAGTGTCGTTACGCTTGCGGTTGACTCGGCAGTGATCGCAAAACGGGGTACAATCGCGGTACTTGGTGTCTAACTTGCCTTCGAAGTCTGGCGCAGTACGGAGTAGGTTACCTTCCGTAGTGGTCTGGATAGTAGCGGCGAAAGTCCAACCTGCAAATTTAGGTGTTTGCCCCTCAACGTCAGCAATGACCTTGCGAAGCATGCGCCCGGTTTTCTCTAGGCCTATGCCATTGGGGAAGTGAGCGGTTTTAGGGAATGAATGGCCGAGTGGGTACCATCCCTTTTGAGTATGGCAGTCAACTGTCATTGTGACCCACTCCTCAAACATCTCCTCCCCCTTAACTTCACATTTGATTGCTGGCACGCCAAGCTTAGCCGCTCGCTTGTTTAGCTTGGCAATCTGCCCCTTAAGGGTTTCGAATTTGTATTCTGGTATGTGATAAAGCATAGATAAAGAGTATATTAATCCTTTATTATGTCAACACCTTAAAATGGTACTTCGGGATTGAAGTCCCAAGGCACAGAGGGAGGGTTTTGCACGCGGGGTAAAACTGTATAGCGCTCCTCCCCTAAAAACCCGCTTGCCTCTAGTGACTTGTATAGATCGGCAAGGTAATTGTTTGCCTCTTCTCTAGTAGGAAAATGGGTCACTAGAAATCTGACATTCCCTGCAAATGCATCCGTTGACTTACAATGGTAGGGATACTCTGAAACGATAGCAAACCGACCCGCTTCAAGTACGGCCGCAATTGCGGTTTCGCCTAGGTAATTCAATGCCCTGCGTTTGTCGTTTGCCTCCTCAAGGCAATTATTTAATTCTGTATTCATGCGGGCCAAAGTATATTATTGAATTGATATTGTCAACACCTAAAAAAGAGGGGAAGGTTTTACCCCTCCCCCCTATGCTTAACTACCTGCCCTTAAGAATCCATAGCAAGACCCCAAGGGCAATTGCTAATACTGCTATCATTTAAACCGTTGCCTCTACCGCTTCTCCCTCCTCCTCAATTTCAGCGGGTTTCGTGGCCTCAGCGGGTTTAGGCTCGAAAGTGACCCCTAACAGAATGTCAAACCGCTTTTGTGCCTCACTGCTCGCTTGAATCAATAACTTCGGGTCATCAGAGATTTTAGAAAGCCACCCGTGCAAGTATTCTTTGCTGTTGCTGAATAGGCTTGTGCTATCGATACCGCAGTACGACAGGCAAAAGTTTGCAAATAGCTCGGCCACAAGCTCTTCCTTACAGTAGGGCTCAGAGCCGAAATTGCCTTCTAACTCAATGCCGCGCTCTTTGCTGAGACTGTGCCCCACTTCATGGAAAAGGGTTTTATAGTAGAATCCAGTTGAGTCAAATTGACCGGCGAACGGCATAATGATCTTATGACCGAAAGGCGAATAGGCCGCAACATTCCCCCCAAAGGTAATGGGGCAGGTTACCCGTTCAAGCAAGCGTTCCGCTTCCACTATTGGATTCAGCTGTGCAAGCTTGGCAGTCTGAGGCACTAGGCCTTTTGTATCAGCTGCATACTTGAAATTGAATACGGTATAGTACCGCATCAGGAAAACGCTCTTTTTCTTCAGTACCCCATTGACTAACTCTTCTTTGGGCAATTGAGTGTAGAAGACAATCGGAATTCCCTTGCCTTTAGCCTCTTTCAAGTATCCGCCCTTGGCTTTCACTTGGTTAAAGGTCAGAAAGTCCATTCCACCTTCACCCCAAAGGGCGATAGCGAGAACATTAATACCCCGATAGGCTTTCTTGCTGACAATGTTTTGCGCCCGCATGGAAAACCAAGGCTTTGTCCAAGGCAACTTGCCAGTAGCTTTGATTTCGTCGATAAACCGCTGAGTAATTATCTCAGCGACTTTGTTAGGTGAATTAGTAGTTTTAAGCATGCGTAAATATTAACTCTTTTTTATTCAGAGTCAATACCTAAAACGAATTAATTTTCTATCATCTCTAACATACTCAGAGTGAGGATTTTTAGGGATAAATTCTCCCCTCTGTTTTGCTATCCCTATAGGCCTTATCTCAATTATCAGGCTTTTCTGGCTTCTATGATTCTTTATTAACTCTCTAGCTCTATTTCGTGCTATTTCGAGTGATTTAAAGGGGCCACAATGGCCCCCGTCTGAATAGTAAAGGTTATACATCAGTAACTTTGAACCGGGTAGGTCTGGCCATCGTCGCCCACGAAAACCGTACCTTTCCTCGGGGCGCTACTCAAGCAAACCACCGGCTCAACCTCGTTAATTTCCTTTTTATCGCTCCAGCTACTTAACCCCTCGTATTTGCCATACCCGTACCCGTCTGGCACGTATTCGGCGTAATCCTGCAAGAAGTTTTCGCTTGGCAAGCTTTCCAGCCAATCACTGGCCATTTTCGCCGCTTGCATCCAAAGGGCAGAAGATTCCAGAGCCTTAATGCCCCGCCGCTCAATCCGCAGAGCGCGAAAGTAAGCGGTGGAATTGTTTTCATCCTGCAAAAGGCGATTCAGGCAAATGTTAGTCAGGCCACGCAAAACCGCTTCGGGACTGCTCGTAATGTAGGCAAAACTAGGACCGTGCCAGTTCAATTCTGCCGAGGTGACTTCGTGATTCCAGAGCAGGAAATAGTACTGCTCAATCTCTTTTTCGTTGTCGCCTTTAATGGCCAGACCCATACTGTTGCCATTCAACTGCTTAATTAACTGAATCACTGTTTAGCCTTTCGTTGTGTCTTAGATTCATTTCTAAGATGTGTTGAGAATATCAGAACAGAATTAAAGGTCAATACTTTTTTAAAAGAATTTTTAACTTTTTTTAGGTTAATCCTAAGTAAACCGCTTAGGTTACTAGACTAATCCCCCCAGTTCCTTCCCCCTGTTAGTGTAGAGAGTAACATTACCGTGATCGCTAACCTGCCAAATATTTGGCCAGTATTGTTTTGAATTTTGCCATTCACGAATGACCTTGAATTCATTCTCTGTATTTGGCCCGCCTATTTGCTCCATTACCATTCCATGGGCCACATAGTAAATTGAACCATTGGGGTTTATTTGGATGTACTCCCCTTCCTTATCATTAGACCAAGTTTCCTGTATTTCCTCAAAAGATACTTTTCTGGGCATGTCAGTATATTAATGGTTATTTATTTACTGTCAACCTTTAGTTACCCGGATAAAAGGTAAATCTTTCCCCACTCTCCCGACCGGTCAAAACAGTTGGCAAACCAGTTTCGTCTGCTATTGCTTGGCATTCACACATTACCTTGAACATATTGTCATAGGACTCGGCACAAACCGTATGTGCCGACACGTTGTATTGAGTAATCGTACTAACCTTTACCCATTGGGTTCTCGGTAGGCTAATTCTTTCCAATTGTTCCTTTGTAAGCATGAGATAATATTATTTAATATTTATCTATTGTCAATCCTCCATTTCGAATTCCATTTTGGTGCCCGCTTCAATCTCTGCTTCCGTTCGGTTCTTATTATACTCGGCACAAGCATCGCGGGCCTCTTGAATAGTCAAACCAGTTTCCTGTTCAATCTTCTCGGCACTGGCGAATTCTTCAAAGTTAGTGGCGGTTCTTAAGAACGTTCGGTATGTAAGCATGAGACAATAATAATGATTATTTATCTATTGTCAACCTACATATGTAACAATCTCATAGTTACCACTTACCGGCATTTTGTACCACGTCATTACAAAGCTGGCATTCTCTGCAATTGGCCCCCGGTAGGCACCTTCATCATTCCTGCCCTTACCTTCTATTTGGCTAGTATTGAAGCCGTTTTGCTCAAGTATTTCCTTTGCCTCTTCAATAGGTATATTTGGCATGTAAATGGCCTCAGTTAGCTTGGCTAAGGCTTTATTTACTGTGTCCAACCTCTGTTTTTCGGCTCGGTATTGTACGAAATTGAGAGCATTGCAGATTCGCTCGGCTGTTAGTGAGTCTTTACAGGTGGCAATTGTATTTCCACTAAAGGTCACTGTATTTTCAATCCTCTTATAATTGAACTTAAGCATGAGATAATATTAAACCATATTTATCTCAAGTCAATCCAGAATTGCACAATAATTATTGTAGGTGCCTTGACTGGGGTATTTCAGATACATAGCGGCGGCGTTTGCTTTCTTCTCGCTCCAGCCGATACCGAGAAAGTAATTGTATAACCTCTGGCCGCCAACCGATCTAGCCCCCCGCTTGGCATCAGTCAGGTTGCCATTGATTAGGTTATTTGCAATTGTTGAGACTCGCATGGTAATTGGTTTTGTTTGTTCGGTTAGACCATCAGTTCTAGGTAAAATGTCCCACATAAGTAAATAATAATCTATATTTATTTACTGTCAACTATTTACTTGTTTGATATGGAGGGAACCAAGCTTGTGCAAAATCCTCGGCCTTCTTCATTGATTACAATAATAATCAATATTTATTATCAGTCAAGGTCTATTTAAGTATTCGCTCGGCCATCTCTTTGGCCCGCTGCAAGTCTTCACTTACCGCTTTAATAAAATCTTTATGTAGGCACAATATTTCCCATTGATCGGAGGAGTATTTGCGGCAGAAAACGCCCATCTCTTTAGGTGTTGGCTCTACATCAGACCTTTCTAGAAGCAATTTAGCATTTCTCACAAAAGTAATTACATTCAGTCTGAAGGTAAGTTACTCTATATTTAGCCCCGCAATAGCAAAATTTAGGAGAGGCTTTTAGGTCTTTGAAGGCTTGCCAAGTATTACAGTCTGAGCCCTGTTGATCCCATACTGGAAGTTGTTGTTTATTTCCGCATTGACAGACAAGAGTTAACCACTGGTACATCTTATGTGCGCCCCCCGGATACAAGCGGGCAAAGTTTTAAAGGTTTAGGTTTACTACCCCGACTCCCGACAATTAGAGTCTGTCAAATTCTTTGTTTGGAGTCAAATGAAAAATGGGGCATTGACCCTAATGGTTTCCCCCTACGTAAAACTGGGGTGCATATACCCTATATTTTTTTAAAAAAGAAATTGATATAAAGAAAGAAGTGCATTACAACTAAATTGATTATGAAGACTAAAGATTATTATATCCCAGTCAACCGCAACAACATACGCAGAATGCCAGACCCATTTGGAAAGAACGGCGACGTGATTCATGCCTATGTCAATGCGGCCCAACTACCTAAGGATTTACCCACTGACGCCAACCCGAGAATGCAGAACACTGAGTCAAGAGTGGCCCGCCAAATTGCCTCTGGCTTAACCGATGAAACCCATTCTTTTCATTTGTTAAACCGTGGGCTTACGGTAGTTACGAAGGATGCCCAATATGACAACTCAAGCCAAAAACTTAAATTGACCTTTGGAGAGAATGGCGGCGTTCTGGATGGTGGACATACCTATGCAGTTTTAAACAAAAACCCTGATAATCAGGCATTTGTACACCTTGAAATTCTTACAGGTATTAAACCCGGCCTTATGGTAGACATTGCCCGCGCCCGTAATACTTCGGCTCAAGTCCACACTGAAAGCCTCGCCAACCTTGAGGGCCATTTTGATTGGATCAAAGAAGCCCTTAAAGATGAACCCTTTGCAAATAAAATTGCCTACAAAGAGAATGAAGATTCAGATTTAAAACCAATTGATATTAGAGAAATTATTGGTTTGCTCACCCTGTTTCATCCTCTATTCGCTCCCGATAGCCCGCCCATCATTGGCTACAGCTCAAAAGCGCGTTGTCTGGACCTATTAGCCAACCATGAATATCAGGAAGGCTATGAAAAACTTGCCCCGCTGGTGCCGGATATTCTTAAACTCTATGATTTCATTCATGCAAAATTTGCCTCTTTCTATGAGGATATAGGCGGTTTCTCCGGGCTGGATCACCCTAAAAAACAATCAGTTAAATTAGGTAAAGTGCTTGAGGTTAAACAATTTAAAGGTGGCTTTCAATTGTATTACCTTGACCGGCCTGCTTTCTACAGGTTTCCTGACGGCTGGCTCTATCCAGCTTTAGCCGCAATGCGCTCTCTTGTCGAATACCGCTATGTCTGGAAGTGGCGCACGGACCCTTTTAAGTTCTTTGAAAAGAACGGCAAGAGTTTAGTTTCCCTCACTCTCGAATCATCCAAGGCCCTTGGCCGCAATATCAATGCCGTCGGCAAATCTAAACCCCACTGGATTCAGCTATACGAACGGGTAGAAAATACCTACCTCAAGCAAGGGCAGGAACAAGCGATCCCGGCTTAAATATTATCTCATTTTTATTCGAAGTCAAGAGGTTTCATAGGGATGTAGGATCGGCCTACTTCTCTTTAGCGCCTGCTTAACGAACGCCAAGGGTTTTAAATAAACTAACCCCTATGAATTGAAGGTGATTCGTTCTGGCCCCGAAAGGCTAGTAACTGAGCGCAGACAGGCCCACCCTTAAAAGCCTTCGCCCTTACCTAACAAAGATTTAGGCGAATGTCAAAGCCAAACTTGATTGAGTTTGATACCCATAGCGCGGCCCAAATCATAGACAAGGGAAAACCCCATATCCATGCCCCCGCCATTGACCCGCACACCGTCAGTCTTGAATGGCAAGCCCAAAACTTTGGCCACTGAAAAATTGGGATGAACCGGCTGCCCCTTCACAAAAACTACAATTCCAATGTCCCGATTTTCGCCGCTTTTCGTTACGCGCCGGAGGATTGTATAAACCGTATCCCCATCCTTAATCCATCCTTTGAGGTTTTCCATTGATTGATTGTATTCGGCTTTAGTAATTTTAAGCATGTAACAATATTAAACTTTATTTATTCCCAGTCAAGCCCCTATTACATTGAGCTGAGCCTAATTGCCAGCCAGACACAGAAAATGAAAAAGAGCACCATTTCAATCAACACAGGGTCCAGTTTCTTCAAAAACCTCTTCATCCTATTAATAGTAAAGATTATTTATTTCGGGTCAAGTTGAGACAATATGTACAAAAAGACCCCAAAAAGTATAAAAAGCATTCAAAAATTAATTGGGCCTTTTAGGGTTATATAGGTTATTTACTTAGAGGCAATATCAATTTTGATTTGCTTACTATTGAGCAGGAGGATAAAGGCCCGGCTGGCCCCAGTGGCCGCGCTATTAAGTAAAGCCTCTTTGATTACATCAGTAATCTCCTTAGGCAAACTACCACAGACCCCGCCCGGCTGAAAAGCATTAATAAACTTCAAGTCTTTCTCGGCTTGCTCTCTGGCGTGCTTCTCTACCTTCAAATGCAACTGAGCCATTGCAACGGCCCGCAGTCTGTTTTCCCTTTTAATTGATTCATCCATATTTGAATAATAAAGGATATTTATTTACTGTCAATACCCTAAACTACTGTTCAAATATAAAGTTTTCATTTTCAAAAGTGACTAAAAAATGGTGTTTACCCCGGAGAAACTAGACACTTTTAACCTATTTTCCGGCATTATTTGCCGCTTTGGGCCTTTTGCTGTACAGGTTTTGCTATCCTCTGATCTTTCTGGCCAGCTCAATCACCCTCTTATCCTTAGTATACTCCTTAGGGAAGTCCATACTGGAGGAGCACATAACTATATCACTTTCATTCTCTTGAAAATGGTATTTGTCCCATATTTGCTTGAGTTTCTTAATGGTTTTACAATGACCTAGTAATTTACCTTCTAGTTTAACCTCTATACCCTTACTAGTTACTCCTAGGTGAATGATTCTTAGTTTCATTTATTTATTTAATTGTAAGTGGTTGTATTTAGGGGATATAAAAGCCAAAG